ATATATCAAATGTTACGATGAAATCAGTAACAACAAATTGTGATTAAAAAATAAATAAAATAAAATGACTACAAAAAATAAAAAAGAGTTTTCTTCACAAAGAATAATCGAACTTTCAGCTATAAATAACGATCCGTATGAATTATCAGAATTTCCATCATACAACAACCGTTGGGTAAATTACGGTGAAGATAATTTATATCTTGAAAATTGTTTGCGTGATGCATATTTGCATTCTCCTACTAATCAAGCGGTTATAGACGGAATTGTTAATCTTGCTACAGGTGAGGGTGTTCAGGTTGTTGATAGTACTAACAATCCGATGTCAAATAAGTTCATAAATGAGAACTTTCCGAAAGAAACGATCAAAAAAATGATTGCAGACTTAAAAACTTATGGATTTTGCGTGATTGAAGTGTACGGTGCTACTTGCAAATACAGAGAAGCAATTCGTTTTCGTTCTGATGTTGCTGATGAAAATGGGAACATAAACTATATGTGGTACTCAAGAGATTGGGCACACTACTCACAAAAATTAAATAAACCAGTTAAAATACCTCTGTTTAAAGAAGGTGTTGATGCTGATCTTTCTGTAATTGTTGCACAATTAGACAAAAAAGGATTTATTTATTATTCACCTGTTGATTATCATGCAGGAATGAATTACATTCAACTTGAGGGCTCTTTATCTGTTCTTCACCAAAGTAACGTTGCAAATGGTCTGTTTCCAGGACTTTCTATCACCTTCTTTGGTACTGAATTTAGTGATGAACAAATGAATAAGATTGAAAAGGATGTTCAAAAGAAATGGGGTGGTGCATCAAACACTAATAGAGTTATGTTAAACTTTGCAAGTGCTCCAGAGCTAGCAACAAAAGTTGAACCTATTGAACAAACAAATATTTCAGAACAATTCACCTTCATCACTGCTGAAACAACCGAAAAAATACTTTTAGCTCACGGTGTTAATTCACCTTTACTATTTGGTATCAGAACTGGTAATAATGGTTTAGGTTCAAATTCAGAAGAATTACAGATGGCTTTTTATCTTTTCTATGAAAGTAAATTGAAACATTATCAAGAATATATTATCACTTTAATTAAACGAGTAATGGCATCTAACCTTTTATATGCTGATGTTGAATTTATCACATACAATCCGTTCGCAAACACCGAAAACACACAACAATTAGCTAAAATAGAAGAAGTAACAGAAGTTAATTCAGTTGATATATTAGCAAGAATGGATGAAATTAAAACTAAACCAACTGGACATTTAACTTTAGAGAAATTAATGACAAAAAATTCAGACAAAACTAGTCTTTATAAGTTTATTAAAACAAGTACAAACAACAACATAATTATTAAGAAGTTTGAAATACTTGATAAAAAAGGTTTTCTTTTTAAACATGACACAATAATTAAGAATTGTTCAGATTACTGCTTCTTTGAAAGAAAATACGTTGAAATTAATAAATAAGAACTTTTAGAGTAATAAATACTAAATAAAAATAAAAAATGAAATTAGAAGATAAATTAAAAATATTAGTAGAAAAAGGATATACATACGATTGTGAAAGTGGTCACATCTATAATAGATATAATAAACAGGTGACTTGTAAGAGTAGTAATGGTTATATACATTTTGGAACTGATTTTAAAGTAGGTGGTCACCAATTTGCTTGGTATGTACATTATAATCAAGTTCCAAATGTTATTGATCATATAGACAGATGTAAAACTAATAATAAAATAGACAATTTAAGAAACGGAAATCAGTCTCAAAACTTATGGAACATGGATGTAAAACAGGGTTATTCATTAGATAAAAATACTAATACTTATTATGCTCAAATTTGTGTAAATAATAAAAGAATATGTTTAGGTCATCATAAAACACCAGAAGATGCAAGACAAGCTTATATAGAAGCTAAAAAATTATATCACAAAATAAATTAAAAATTATGATTAGTATTTTGTTCATAGATTATCAGGATATACTCCATTGGTCTTCGATTAACGGGTCAATAGATGTGTATAAGCTCAATCCACAGATACTTAATGCCCAAATTCTATACACCGAACCAATTTTGGGAAGTAGTCTTTATGAAAAATTAGAGACTCTGATTGACACTAACGATATTAATATTAACACATATTCAGATTATAAGACTCTGTTAACCAATATGATAGCGCCTTCGGTCGTGTTTCATACTCTTGAACTTTTTATTCCGATAAACTCATATCAAATTGCTGATGGTGGTACTTTTCAGTATCAACCTTCAAATGCAAGTTACTCACCACTTGATGATATTGATAGAATGAGTAAACGTTATCAGATAATCGGTTCAAAATATGATGATAAATTACAACGATACTTATGTGAGAACTCAAATCTTTTTGCTGAATATACAAACAATACTGGTTTAGTCGATATTAATAAACCATCAATAAAAACAGGACTTTATTTAGGATGAAACGTCAAGACAATAATATAAAGAAACTTAAACTCTATTTAAAGAGAGTAGAAAAAAATAATAAAACAAAAAATGGCAACAACTAACATTGATACTAATCATAATGTCACCATTATATCGTATGATGATTATGAAGCATCAGTTGTATATACAGATGCAGAAGTGGTAACACTTGAACAACAAATAGAAGGTATAACAGGTTCAACTGGTTCATCAGGAACATCAGGTGTAGATGGCACATCAGGTACAAGTGGTGCGGGTTCAACAATAGTAAATATTACAGGTGAAACATCTGTTGCAATTAATACTTATATTCGAGCATCAGGTGGTACTTATAACATCTTACTTCCAGCTACAACTGGATCAGGTGGAACAATTCAAATCAAAAAACTAAATGCTGGAACGGTTACTGCTACTCCAGATGGTACTGATTTGATAGACTTCACAGCAAATAAAACTGTAACAGAAGCAGCATCGCTTCTTTTAATTGATGCAGCAGTTGGTTTCTGGGAAATCAATTAAAAAATTAATCAATAAATAAAATGAGTTATTTGATAGACAATTCGTATAAAACGTTACAGTACTTTATGGACGGTGAAGACTTTGGAATAGGTCTTCCAACTATAATTAGCGGTACAACTGCTGATACAAATACAGATGATCTTGATACTTTTGTAATTTATCAGGGTACAAATGCTGTGATTATAACAGGTGCAACAAAGTTCATCGGTTTTGAACTTAAAGGTGAATTTGAGGCTGGTAAAACATTAGAGTTTTACACTTACGGACCAACTGTAGGTGCTTACACTTTAATTGCTTCTATTGTTGGTACAGGAGCATTACAAACAATTGATGTTGTTATAAATAAAAGTTTAGCAACATATCACGATGATAGTTATAATGTAGATATATCAAAATTAGAAATCTACCCTGGTGGTGGTGCGCCAGATTTAATTAAAATATATTATATGTCTTTCTATGACAAATCAAATGACTATGCATTAGAGAGTTACGTTGATACGGAAGTACAAGCAGTAGAAGCATTAATTCCCGCTGGTTTAGACCCAACAATACCTTATGGTGCTGTACTCACATCAAATTCGGATTCTACAGCAATTACTGGAAGTACCCGATTATATGTAGAAAACGACACATTATACTTTGGTAATTCAAGTGAAGGTACTAACTTTGGTCTTGTAGGAAATGCTGCTGCACACGGAAAATTCAGTTGGGGTTACGGATCAGTTGCCGCTGATGGTGGTTTTGCTGTTGGTTTAAACGCAAACGCATCAAACTATTGTACAGCAATAGGAGTAGGTGCAAGAACTATTGGAGGTCAAGGACACTTAACACTCGGAACAAATGCAAAAACTGGTTCGGCTACATATTGTGAAAACTCTATAACGATCGGGTTCGGTGATGATGGTGTTGCTGACTATAACGCTGGTGTTGATGCATCATATGCAATTGGTGTTCAAAACTTTAAAGTTGAAACATCAGCTTCAAATGTTAAAGTGTTTGGCGGTAAAAACTTTCAAATTCAAAACTCAACAGGAACAACTTGGATCAATCCACAAGGAATATATTCAGGTTACACTGCTGGTGATACTATAATTGATGGTGATGCACATTTTGTATCTGATCCTATTTTAACTGATACGGTTACTGGTTCAAAATATAGAATTCAAGTGATATCTGGAACATTAACAGCAACTTTAATCACTTAAAATAAAATAAATTAAATTAATGGAAATAGCAACTATAGAATTCGTAATAACTATTCTTGTGTTTCTTGGATCTTTGGTCGGGATCTGGGTTTCACTTTCGAATAAAGTGGAAAAAATTGACACCCGATTATCTGAAATTGAAACATATAAAGTTACTTCAGAGCAACTAGCAAGAACAAAGTTCACTGAATTAGATCAAAAAATTGAAAGAAAAATTGATATGGTTCAAATTGTTATTGAAAATAGAGTAAGAGAAATGCGTGAGGAAAGAAAAGATTTTGAAAGTAAAATGGAAAAAACTTTTGAAAAGATGTGGCACACTCTTGAAAGAATTGAAGAAAAACTTGACGATAAGATTAAGGACCTCATAATATTGAAGAGCGAACACGACCAAAATTATTGCCACTTCAAAAATGAACAAGAAAAAAATGCAAAATAAAATAGTAAACAGAGTGATCATTTCGGTGGTTACTCTGTATATAATTTCAATTTTATTAATACTATGACTAAATTTACTCAAATGATAGCACCCAACACTGGTGTTTCTTCAAACCGTTTTATAAACATAATAATGGTTGTATTTATGCTAGCCGTTATGATGTATTCATTATTCTTTGCTGTGCCCATTGAGATTTTAGAAACGGTTTTGCAATATTCATTGTATATTTTTATTAGTTCGTTGGGCACAAAAGCTGCTGAAAAAATAACCAGTATAATTAAACAAAAATCTGATAATAAATTTGAAAGTTTTAACAAATAAAAAATAGAGCATGAAAACCAAATGGCATGTAAATACAAAAGAAGCAAAATGATATATAAATGTGAAAATGGATACGCTATTGATGAAGATTTAGAAATAACTTTTTGGCAAGATTTAAAAATATTAACTAATAATGAATTAGATGATATATTAAAAAATTGTAAAAAAACTGAATGTTATGATGAAGGAAAATTAGTTAAAGTTATGTATGATATATTACAAGAGAAGATAAATAGAAGAAAACAAAAATTAAAAAAAATAATAAAAAATCAGGAAATATGACAACATTCAGAGCAATGATTAGTAACAATACAGGTGTAAGCTCAAATAGATTTATAAATGTATTAATGGTAGTATTTATGTTATTGGTAATGATATATGCCATATTTATACCAGTTGATATAGAAACATTAAAATTGGTTTTGGAGTATTCATTGTATATTTTTATTAGTTCACTTGGTACTAAATCTGTTGAGAAGATAACAGCACTGATTAAATCAAAATCGGGTCAATAATAATTATTTATACTAATAAAGTGTTGTCTATCATGCGCTGGTATATACTTATGATAAATCAATATATTGAAATTATTCACCAGACTTCTTTTAATCAATTCAGTAATATAAGGTAGTGCAGCACCTCTATTCACATCGAAATTTTTATATTTTTGGATTACGTGAAGATAAGCACCCATCATACAATCGTATTTATCATTCTCCGAATTATATGAAAACTTGCGTGTAACATTCTTACATATATCAAACAACATTCTCTCTAATTTATTTGTTATTTTACCACGACCTTGACTTATAATAATCTCATATAATAATTCGGTGTCAATTATATATATTTTAGATTTCTTTGGTTCAGATTTTAACTTAACTACTCTCTCTTTTTTAACTCTCTCTTTTTTCTCTTTTACTTTTTTTTCTTGAAAGTATAAATTCTCAAAACGCCAATCTTTTTTATCACCATTTTTATACATTAAGCGTTTTAATGGTAATTCTTTTGCGTGCATATAATAACAAAGTCTTGCGGCATCTGCACAAATATAATCAGATTTATTACAGATTACAGGAACAGTAGCTTTTACACTTTTACCCATATGTGAGAATAATTCACCTGTTGTTGGGTTATAAGTCCAACCCTTTTCTATAAATAAATCATAATCTTTTACTCTTTCGGCTTTCAATTTTAATATACTTTTTAATTTCGTGATTACCTTCTTCGTCAAGTATATACAACATATCAATTGTTTGTTCTGTTTCGTGCATCACAAAGTATTGATTATCTGACATACATCTGGTCATAATCTCACTCATATCTTGTATCGTTAGACAATCACAAAGTTTATCAAAAAGGGAAAATTTTGAGATTTTTTGCATATAGTATATATAAAAAAGAGGATGTTCGACAACACCCTTTTTAAGGCCAAAATAAGAATTTAAAATTTCAGATTTCCAGAGTGAAACCATATAATTTATATTAAATTAAGTTTTGAAAGTTATTCTTTTCTTTCATGTTTTAATAGTTCTTTTAATTCTTCTTCAAGTTCCTTATAGACATCAGAAAGAGCGGTTACATATTGATTACTCTTTGGTATATTATTCTCACGACAAGCAAAATTCAAAGCATCATCATAGAATTTTAATCTTTCTATTATCTCTGAAACTTTATTCATTTGCCATTAGCTAATTTTTCAAAATCAGTTTCATCATCATCATCTTCACCAAACACTTCTGAACTACTAACAAACTTCATGTGTGTCTCGTTCGGGAAAAGTATTTCTTGATGATTGGTCATTTCAGAAAAAAGATGCTCCACGTAATCGCTGTAATCCACCGATATTTTCTCGCCCTTCTTATTCTTAATCACTTCTACCATAGCATTTTGCGCTACTATGTCATACTTCCAATTAGCTTTTTTACCATCAATCATAACAAGTACTGATGCATATCCAGCTTTATTCATATAAATCGTAACACTCATCTTTTCAATTATTTTATTACAACCTAAAAGTGAATTTTGTACACTTCTCATCACCTGACCATCACTAAAATTAATAATAAATAATACTTTCTTACCTTTAATTTCATTTATCAAGTGTAAATTCATAGTATTAATTTCTTTCTTTTCATAAGTATAAGAACCCAATACTATTTTTACAGGCTTACCTTCAATTTGTGTAACATTTGTAGTGCTGTAGTGCTTCGGTACAAGACCGAGTAATGTCATATCGAAATAAGCATTCTCTTTAAGTCGGGGTTTACACGCCCAAACCTGATCATAACCTGAATGTGTGCTTGTGTCAAATCCAAAATCTAACTCTTCATTAATTTCTTGATTCGCAACTTCATTGTTCTCCAGTTCTTCACTGGTTTTCTCATCTAGAATTTCATCTAGCTCTTTTACTTTTTTAGTAACCATAATTTAATTTTTTATTTTTTGTACTCTCTTCGAGTTATTATATTGTATGATGTAAAATTATAAAAGTTTAATATATTTACAAAATATTTTGATTTTTTATGCAAACTTTTTTGAAACATTATGATATATAGAATAAAAATAATAAAATTTTATGGAAACAACAAGAGAAATCTATATCTTCAACAACAAGAGATATATGAAAATTAAAGATTGCGCTGAGATGTGTCAGTGTTCAGTAATGACTATTAGAAATCTGGCAATTGAAAAGTTTAGACAAGACAATACAACCTATGTATCATTAGAGGGTATTGAAATGTATAAAGCTTTAAAAAAAATAACAAGTGAAGGGAGAAAGAAAAAATGAGTAGTTGTGATAGTAACATGTTTGATGACATGTATGATGAGTTCAGTATTAAATGCAGAAGATGTGTGAGAAATAACTTTTCGGCTATTGATAATGATGAATGTGATGGTTATGATTGTTCTGTTTATAACGAAGAAAATGAGGGTTATTTATATGATGAAACTTTCGAAGATATGAATTATCATCCAACAGAAGAGGAGTCGAGATTGATAAAACAACAAGAAAGAGAAGAAAAACTCAAAGAGTTATCAAAACCTAAATCAAAAAGAAAAACAAATAAGCAACAAATGAGTGTTGAAGAAGCACTAGAAGAAGCACTAGAAGAAGCACTAGAAGAAGACATATTCGATGAATTCTTCTCAAAAAATAATGAAGTAAATGATTTATGATATAGAATGTTTTAAGAACTTTTTCAGCATAACGTTGAAAGAGAAAGAAAAAGTGTATCAGTATGTTTTACATAATGATATAGAAAAGAAAATGAGTAAAGACGATTTATTAGAACTTGTGAAAGGTGAAACACTAATCGGTTATAATAATAAACGATACGATGATTTAATGTTAGATTTTTTTATAGATCGTGACATAGTAACAAATCAAGAGTTGAAAAAGTTTAATGACTACTTGTTTAAGACCGAAGAAAATTGGTACATGATTAGACAAGAAAAAATAACACGACCAAGAAAGTTTGAGAGTATAGATTTGTTCAGAAGAAATCCGCTTGGTGAAAAACAATCTTTAAAAATGTATGAACACTATAAAAGATTAAACAATATTTCTGAAACACCAGTCGATTTTCAATCTAATGTTAAAGATGAAGAAGTAGAACTTGTCTTACAATACAATTTAGATGACGTTGTAGCTACTGAAATACTTTATGATGAAGTTACACCACTGCTTGAGTCTTTGACTGAATTAAGCAAAGAATATGATGTTAAAGATATATTATCACAAACATCAGGTGGTATAGTTGATAAACTATTTAAGACTTTTAAATTTGAAAAGATACCACAAAAACTGATAATTGATTTAAAACAAAATATTGACTTTACTATTAAAGATCAAGTGGTACTTGAACATCTAAATAAACTTCAAAACTATAATGTTAAAGAATATGATTTAACAGAAATCAAATCAGAAGTAAAAGAGAAAACTAAAATAAGAAGTGTTGAATATGACATTACAAGAGAATGTCAACCAAGTTTCACGGCTACAATTTTAAATGCAGAAATTCAATTCGGCATCGGTGGTTTACATTCAAACGTAGAACCATTAAATTTAACAGCTAATGATGATTATGCTATAATAGATTGTGATGTTAACGGTATGTATCCGAACGTTACGATTAAACAAAAACTCACACCATTTTATTTTAGTAATAATGACAGAGAAACATTTCTGAAAGTATATCAAGAAATAATAGATAAGCGTGACATGCTAAAATCACAAGGTTCAACACTTGAGCAATCATATAAACTTATAGCAAATACTTTAACTGGTAAGTTCAAAGAAATTAATTCTATATTATATGATCCAAGTTGTCATATCAAGATTTGTACTTATGGTCAGTATTTTCTATTCAGTGTACTCGAACAAGTTGAACAATATGTTGACACTATCTGTCAAGTGAATACTGATGGTTTTACATTATATGTGAGAAGAGAATATTTGAAAGATATCGAAAATGTTTTAAATAACACAAAAGATATTAAATGGAAAGTAAAACACTTCAAGAAATTCATCAGTCAGAATTGTAATAACTATGTTGCACTTACTGATAAAGACGAAGTAAAACCGAAAGGTGCTATGTTTAATATAGAAACATATTCTAAGCCACAAATCATTAAAATATCACTGATGGATTATCTATTGTTTGATAAAGATATTGAACAATCTGTTTCTGAATGCAAAGATATTTATGATTTTTTATTTGTGCATAAGTCAAGTAAAAGTTTAACAATTGGTGATGAACCATTCATGGGTAAGATTATTAGATTTTATAAATCAAAATCAGGTCATACAATTAAGTCAAATAACAATCAAATACCTAACGGTGATAATGCAGTTGAACAAAACAAAATAGATCAATCAAAATTATCTGATGTTGATTTGCAATTCTATATTAATGAAACAAAGAAACAAGTCACTACAATTGTTGGTCACGAACATCAAGATGTAGTTAATCTATTTGCTGAATATAATATTCTGTTGTGTGGTAAAACTGGTCTTAAACAGAAAGACGGAACAACTCTGTTTAAAGGTTCAGCTAATAAAGGTCAATACTTATATTCATATGAAACTATTGGTATTGATATGATAGAATACCCTCAATTAATGTATGTTGATATAGATCATATAGCAAATGAACACAGATTAATTATTGATATGTGTTTAAGTGCTAATACAATTTATAGTACTTCTGATGTTAATAAAGATAGTTATAGATTTTTCTTTAAGAACAATACTGATATCACTGGTAATTACAGATGGCAGAATAAAGATAAAGAAACATCTTTTGAAATCTGGAACAGCATCGGAAATAAAGTATCTATATCAGGCACAAAACGTAAAGATGAGTTCAATGAAGTAATTGAGAGATACATAATCGTTAATGATACGTTGCAAACATTTCCGATTGATTTACTTGATTGGGTAAAAGCAAACCCACCAAGCAATGTAAAGAGTGCTGTTAAAAAACAAACTATAAAAAAGATAGATACAAAGATGAATTATAATGAACAAATTGAACAATTATTTGAATTAATTAAAGATAAATATAAAGTAGAACTAACAGAGAAAAAAGGTGAGAAGTCTATAACCTTTAATGCACCGCCTGATTGGTATGAACTGACTGGTGGCTGGCGTGATAGTCTTGTCTTATTACAGAAAACAACTTCAAAAACATTTGATATACATTTTCATTCTTATACAGGATCATTTTCTGAACAAGATAAAGAAAGATTATATAATGAACTTTCAAAATATTTTGAAAATGGTTTAGTAAAACAATCTGAAAATAGATTACAAGATGTTGTAAATCAATTAGTTAGTTCTGTGAACAATCCTAATATTGTGAATACTAATACTTTACAAAAAGAAGAATTAGATGATGATGATGAAAAAATATTAGAAAAGTCACCTGTAATACCGAAGTTTGTTTATGATAATTTACCAGAAATGTTAAAAGAAATGTGTAGTAAATTTAATAATAATAGAGAGAAAGATGTTTTATTAACTGCTGTATTAGCAACAACGAGTAGTATGTTATCAGAATGCTATGGTATATACTTTAAAACAACTATTTACCCGAACATATATACATTTGTAAGTGCTGGTGCTGGTAATTTGAAAGGTTCAGCAAAATTTGCGTTTGACTTGACTTATAGATTGAGAACTGAAATGCACAATGAATACTTGAGAGAGAAGTTAATATTTGAAGCAGAAGAGAAGAATAAGAAATTAGAGTCACCGAAAGAGAAAACATTAAAGATTGCTGGTAATTCATCTGCTGCTACATTTTTACAGAAACTAGAGAGAAACGTTGGTAATGGTCTTATATTTGAGCAAGAGGCTGATGCAATAGTTGAAGCATTTAAAAAAGAATGGGGTAATTATGATGAAATGTTACGCAAAGCGTTTCAACATGAATATCTTGATAGTGATAGAATGACATATAATATAGCAATTGATAAACCAAAGTTATCTATATTTGTGTCTGGTACACCCGCACAATTGTTTAGTTTGATTAAATCATCAGAGAATGGTCTATTTAGTAGATTTTTCTATTATATATTTCAAAGTGAAAGTAAGTATTTAGATCCGTTTGAAGATGATGAAGTTGATTTTCATCAATATTTTAGAGATAAATCAAATATCATTTATGATTTCTATAAATATTATCAAGAAAATCCTGTGAAATTGAAATTATCATCTGAACAGAAAATAATATTTAATAATAGAATAGGATTTATGTTTAATGATTTAAGAGATAGACATGAAGGTGCAGATATTGAGAGTGCTGTGAAGCGTTTGGGTACTATGACATTTAAATTATTAATTCTGTTTAGTTGTATTACTAACTTTGAAAATAAGAAGAAATACGATGGTATATTAGAAGTTAATAATGTTGATCTAGAAGTAGTATTACAAATTGTAGAAACATACTCACAACACATGGAAATCATTTATGTGAACTTGTCGAAACAAGAGAATATAAAGTTCAAAAGTAATCCGATAGATAAACTTACTACATTTATAATGTCACAAACTGGATCTTTCACAAGAGAATTAATAGTACAACAAACTAAAAATTTAGGTAAAAGTGAAAGTACCGCAGATAAAGAAATAAGAAAATTAAAGAAGAAGAACAAGATAAAAAATATTGATAGATTTCATTATATCGTTGTTAAATAAAAAAAAATCGCGTTGCCTAGGATCGATTTGAATTGTAATTGCTTTACAATTTGATTACAATTCAATTACAACAACTCCCTAGGCAACGCGATTTTTTTTGATTTTTGAGTGAGTTGTTGTAAATTGTAATGCACCTCTCTCTCTTTCTTTTTTTCTCACTTGATGATTTTTATAAGTACTTGATAATTAATAATATATAATATATATATATATTATATATATACTATATATCTATAAAAACACCATTTGAATTGTAAAAAAAGAGCCCCCATTGTAATACATTACAATTCGATTACAATAACTTTTTTAAAAAAAATCGCGTTGCCTAAGAGGAAAATGAGAAAGAGAGAGAGCAAGCATTACAATTACAATTCAAATAAAAAAAAATCGCGTTGCCTAAAGAAAATCATGCAAGATATAAGATATATTTTTAACATATTTTAACAATTGAAAATTTGGTAGATTAAAATTCATTTATTATATTTGAAAAAAACACAATTAATATGAAAAGAAGAAATGTAGAAATAACATATAAAGAGTATCAAACTTTTTTATTAATGAAAGAAAGATATGATACTATTTCACAACAGCAAGAAGAAGTGATTAAAGATTTGCATGAAAAAAATAGAAAATACTCAATAGATAATTCGAATCTACGTAGAGAAGTAAAAACATTAGATGTAAAATTATCAAAGGTTGAAGCAGAATTAAAGATATGTAAAGGTGATATTGCAGAAAGTAATTTCGATGTAAAATCATATGCTGATATTTATTATCAGAAAAATAAAGAAAGAATTCTACTTCGTTCAAAGGCGAAATATATTAAAGATAAAAAAGTAAAGAATAATTTTGCCAATTGAAATATTATATTTATATTTGTAGTATTATTAACAATTAAAAATTATGACAAAGAAAGATAAAAATAAAAAGGTACTCGTTAGTTATAGAATTGACGAAGACATAATAAATAAATTTCGTGGTTGTGCAGGTTTACTCAACGATAATATGAGCGAATTAGTTAGTGATTGGATAGTAGAGTATATTAATAATTATAAAGATGATGTGATTAATTATTTAAATAAATAATATATAAAAATATTCGCTGTTTTTCATTCATCAGCGTTTTTGAGTTAATAATTATTTGCTAAAACCTGTTGATTTTATGTCAGCAGGTTTTTTTATTTAAACAAAACCTCAACTATTTAATATATAACGATAAGTAACTTTATAAAAAATGGGCAGAAGTAAAAAACCATCACAACAACATATAATAGATGCAATAAATGAAAGCTATGGCATTATAACTGATGCTGCTGGTAGATTAGGAGTTGCAAGACAAACTCTCGCAACTTGGATAAGTCAAACACCAAAATTACAAGAAGCTAAAATCGAAGCTAATAACAGAATGGAAGATTTTCTGGTCAGTCAGCTTATGAAGAACATAAAAGAAGGTAAAGAAGCATCACTGATGTTTATGCTCAAAACAAAATTCGGATATAGAGAAAAAGATAGTTTAATCTCAATTGATAATAAACAACTGAATATCAAGTATGTCTTACCATCAATTGAAACAATTGAGGATACAACAACTATAAGAATTGATAATATTAATAATAATAATAATAATAATAATAATAATAATAATAATAAAAATAATAATAATAATAATAAAAAGCAAATAGAATGAAAGATAGAAGTTCACAACAAAGAGAATATAAAAAATTACATAAAGATAGATTAAAAATACAAAGTGATATTTGGAATAAGAATAAAGGTTCTGAATATGTAATTTGGAAATCTATGAAACAAAGATGTTTAAATCCTAATTCACAAGCATATACTAATTATGGGGATAGAGGTATAAATATTTCTGATAATTTTTTAAATTATGATTATTTTTTAGTATATATAAAATCTTTACCTAATTATGGGGTAAAAGACTATACATTAGATAGAATAGATGTTAATTATGGTTACGTTGAAGGAAATTTAAGATGGGTTGATAGACATATACAAGCGGTAAATAGAAGAAAAAAATCAACAAACACAACAGGATATACTGGTATTAGTATAGATAAGAAGACTGGTAAATTTAAAAGTTATATAGGTATTAGAAATAAATTGAAACATTTAGGTTATTATGAAAGTTTGGAAGCCGCAATAAATATCAGAAATAAATATATATTAGAAAATAAATTAGAAGAATATAAACTACAAACATATATTGAACCACCAAAAAACGATCAGAATGAATAGTGGATATTGTTTTCAAACCGACAAAAGTACAACATCAAGCGTGGCAATATCTTGTTGATAAAAAAACAAATCATATTCTATATGGTGGTTCAGCAGGTTCGGGTAAATCATTTCTCGGTTGTATGTGGATATTCTTATCTGCTCTTCAATACAAAGAAACTCGTTATCTCATCGGTCGTGCTCGACTGAACAATCTTAAAAAAACTACACTTAAAACATTTCTCGATATATGCAAGAAGTTTAACTATACTGATTTCAATTTAAATCATGCATCAAACACAATTACGATGGGTAATGGTTCTGAAATCGTTCTTGCAGACTTATATAACTACCCGAATGATCCTGACTATGATAGATTAGGTTCATCAGAATACACAGCAATTTTCGTTGATGAATTATCAGAAATATCATATAAAGGTTTTCAAGTATTAACATCTCGTATTAGATACAAATTAACAGAATACGATTTAATACCAAAATTGTTTTGTGCATCAAACCCTTATCAAGGTTGGTCGAAGAATTATTTTTATTTACCTTATGTAGAGAATAGGGAAACAGAACATGTTAAATTTGTTCCAGCATTACCAACTGATAATCAATATCTTCCAGCATCTTATTTAGAAACTATGTCTCGCACATTAGATCACGCATTAAAGCAACGATTACTTTATGGTGACTGGTCATTTGATGCGGATGAGTATAATCTTTTTGAATATGATAAAATACAGCAGTGTTTTTATAATGAAACATTTGTAAACACAAATTTAAATATGTATCTCACAGTAGATGTCGGTGATTTAGGAAACGATAAAACAGTGATTGCACTGTGGCGTGGTTGGAATTGTATTAAGCTTGTGAAATTAGAAAAGAATGAAACAACACAAGTAGTTGCTAAAATAAACGAATTAAGAATTGAATATAAAATACCGATCACGAATATTATAATTGATAGTGTCGGTGTTGGTGCAGGTGTAGCAAGTCTTTTGAAAGGTTGTGTTCGTTACATGGGTTCAAACAAACCTATCAATACAGGTTTTAGAAACATCAAAACAGAACTGATGTATAAGTTTGCAGAGAAGATTAATAATTTAGATTTGAACTTCAACTTTTCTTATGATGATAGTTTGATACAGCAACTATTATTATACAAAAAAGAATTTACAAATTTAATAGCAGGTATTACTACAAAGGATAGAATTAAACAAGCATTAGGTAAATCTCCAGACACAGCAGATGCACTATATTTAAGAGCATATTGGGAAGTTGGTGTTCCAAAACAATCAATCATCCGTGTGCTATGAGAATTATAAAATGTTACAAATGTAAACAAGATAAAAAAGAAATAGAATTCGACTACTTGTTCTTCAAAAAAAAATATAGTCGAGTTTGTAAGTTGTGCCAACAGGAAGTAACAGAAGATTTGGGTTCTGTTGAGAGTTGGAGTCTCTCTGGTACAACTTTTTAAAATAAAAAATGTTATGAGCGATAAGTCAAGAAATTATTATATGAAAAATCGTGAACGTGTTCGTGAGGTTAATAAAATTTATTATGATAAAAATCGTGAAATGATTTTAACAAAGGTTAAGAAATATCAAAAGACTACTGGTTCAAAGAAAACTAATAAATACCAAACATTTGATGAATATGAACTTGATGATTTAACAAGGATTGAAGATTTCTCGGTTAAACTTACAGAAGATGGTATTATAAAAATAATACAAGCGTTTTGAATTTAGATAAAAAATTAGATTTAATTTGGGCAAACACAATTAAGAAAAAAGGTGAATGTGAATATTGTGGTGCGACTACTTATTTAAATGCTCATCATTTATTCTCACGCTCGAATAGAACTTTAAGATGGGACTTAAATAATGGAATTTGTTTGTGTTCAAGTCATCATGCGTTGAATAGTTCTTTTTCTGCACATAAAGCACCTTTAGAGTTTCATTTTTGGTTAATTGATTATAAAGGTTTAGATTTTATAAATGATTTAAGAGAAGCTGCAAAAGAAAAGTTCACAATGAAAAAGAAAGACAAAGAAGAACTATTTAAAAAATTAAGTAATGAGTTTTAATGACACCTACCTCAAACGATATATTTGTGTATAAACTCTATTTAAGAGAAGATGAGCTAAAGAAGATTTGTAATTATTATCGTGTATTCGGTTATGATGCAGAAGATATAATTCAAGAATGTTATTTGAAGTTGTTGACGTTTCCTTTCATCAATCGTTATGAACTACCTTCGGGAGAGCCGAATATAAATGTAATATTCTCAATCATTCGAAATCTCATTGTCGATTTTAAAAAGAGAGAGACAAATTTTATAGCTGATGAGATTTTTGATATAATTGAAATTGAAGAAGAAGAGAGTAAAGAAGAAATGTTTCAAACGATTTACACAGAAATTGATAATCTACCAGAGAAAACACGAACAGAGTGGTTCGACAAACAAATCATTCGACTTTATGTTGAAGAAGCACACACAATTCGCTCATTAGAAAAAGTAACAAGAATTAATCGTTCGACAATACAACCTATAATTCATCAGTTCAAAACTACACTTAAAGTCAAAGTCAAAAAAGGTGATTTGTAGTTTATAGAAAAATAAAATAGATATGGCACAGAAAAATTTATATTATACACTTACAGAAAAAATGTTCAACACTTTTACGAGTGTGGGTTTTCGTTCTGTTACTTTCGGATCGAACAACGATACAGACATTCAAAAACGTATAGCTGATTATCCGTTTGCTCATACATCATTAGCATCATTAGCACATTCAGAAAAAACTACTCTGTTTTCGTTTACAATAATTGTGGGAGATAAAGTAGATAAAACTCCAACACTGAACTACGCAAAGGACAACACCGTTGATATACAGCAGGATTTGTCAAATAAGATGGCACAATTCATTGTTGATATACAAGAAACAGGACTTAACTCATATGATGATTTAGTGACAGGTTATGATGTTATACTACCTGTAAATGCAATTGCGTATCGTGATGACTTTTCACAAATACACACAGGTTTTGTTTATGTCGTAGATTTTGAAGTGCCAAATTTAGCTGACTTATGCTCATAAAAAAATAGAAGAAGATGATTATACCAAAAAATCAGGGAGATATATTAGTAAAAGATTTTTTAAAATATAAAGATTATATTTTAAATGTTGACAAAGAGAAGATTAATGAGAAAGAGATTTTATATAAAACAATTAACATATTCTTTCATTTAACAGACAGAGAGATTGACGAACTACCATACACAACAATCAAACAATCAGTAAAAATAATTGAGAATGTTCTTAATCAGAAAGTTGATTTGATAAGAGTATTTGAATTAGATGGAGTTGAGTATGGTTTATTACCAAATTTTGATGATATGACTTTTGGTGAAATGGTTGATTGTGATACTGATGATGTGATGCAACAAATAGCTGTGCTGTATAGACCTATCATCAAGAAGTCGGGTGATAAATATTTAATCGAAAAGTATAAAGCAGATATTAGTCATATTGATTTATTAAAAGAGAAGTTAACACTTGACGTTTATAATTCTTTTGTAACTTTTTTTTTAACTATAAGTCAAAATTTGCTAGTCTCTATCCAGAACTCTATGGTGAAGAAGCAGGTTTCTCTAGTCAATTGGAGGAGTCCTTTGGAACGAAATGGTCTTGGTATCCTTGGCTTTTCGAGTTGACAGCAGGTGATGTAACGAAACAAAATAAAGTTCTAAAAATGAATGCTGGTGAAGTTTTAGTTCATCTATGTTTTAGAATTGATAAAAATAAATATGATAGATTAAATGCCAACGATAATAGAAGCTCTTGATGCAATAGGTAAAGCAAGTGTTAAAAGTTTGAAATTAGCATTGTTACAAAAGTACACAAGTACAGCAAATGATGGTACAAATTACTCATCATCTAAATTTGCTAGTGGTAATTTGTATAATTCTGTATCAGCAAAAGTTATTGAGAATAGAGAAACACTACAGATTGAAATGTTAGATTACTGGCGTTGGGTAAATGACGGAAGACAACCTATTAAATATGTACCGATTGAACCACTTATAAAATGGATTGATAATAAAGCACAAGTTGATAGTAGTTTTAGACAGAAGTTTCAAGATGCAATTAAAACTAAATCTTCAATTAGAGCATTAGCTTTTGCTATATCAGCTAGTATTAAGAAGAGAGGAATTAAACCCACTTTCTTTTTTGATCAGGTTGCAACAGATTATATTTTTGAAGATGTTGATGCCGCAATTGAACAATATTTGGATAGTTTGGAATTTTAAAAAATAATATATAAAAGATGGGTCGTGGATTAGGAGATAGTATAGAGCGAGTGACAAAAAAAACAGGTATAAAAGCTGTTGTAGATAAGATTGCAGAAGTGTTTGATTTTGATTGTAAATGTAATGAACGCAAAGAGAAGCTTAACAAAATGTTTCCATATATAAAACCAAACTGCCTCACAGAGGACGAGTATGTTTACTTAAGTACATTCAACTTCAATACAAATGTAATCGGATCAGCAGAAACAACAAAATTGTTAAGAATATATAATAGAGTTTTTAACAAGAAACAGAAGTTCACAAATTGTATAACATGTTGGAAAAACATTTTAACTGATTTACAAAAAATATATAATGAGTATAAATGAATATAATATTACAACCAGCAAATGCAAGTGTAGTATATGCAAGAAGCCCAATTCTCTATAAGTTCGGTGCATTAAACACTGGTGAAACTTATAAATATCAATTTGAACTTCGCATATATACAGGTGCAACTTTTAGTACAGGTTCACAAAGCTACACACAAATTTTTGATAGAAAATATGATTTATTAGATGGAACACCAACTATAACAGTTGATGTTTCAAATTTAGTTTATACTTATTTAAGAGATAATTTGAGTTATGATTATGAAAATATAGTCAGAATAAATGGTAGATTACACGAATATAATAATGGGGTTTTAACTGTTACATCATTAGCAAGTTATCCTTGGGTAACATTAGGTTATGTTGAATATGTAGAACAAACTACAACAACTACAACAACAATAGCAGATCAGTGTTTACCATTTGAAGGAGATGATATGTATTACGATGAAGATGATCCTTGCGGTACAACAAAATCAGCATTTATATTAAGAAGTGACACAGGCTTACTTTCAACATCAACTATTATATACGCAGGATTTACTTGTTCGATGTCAAGTCTTGCTGATGCTGGTTATTACAGACAAGGTGGTTATTGGAGATATTGGAACGGATTAACTTTCACTGGTTTAGATGGTTATTGTTATCCAGAAACTGGAACAACCACTACAACTACAACAACAGCAGCAACCACAACAACCACAACAACAGTAGCAATAGGATTTTTAACAGAATGGACAGTTACAACAGATGACTATTGGAGTGGTAGCACAATATTTTTACCAACGGTTGCTGGATATAATTATGATGCTACTGTATATTGGGGAGACTCAACATCATCACATATATCATCTTTTGATGCTACTGGTAGAACACACACATATGCTAATAGTGGTACATATCAGGTTAATATATTAGGAACATTTGAAGGTTGGTCTATAGCTGGTAATGATTATATTAAAGATAAAATAACAAAAGTTTTAAATTTCGGAGGTGATGGTTTCAACGGTTTTAAATATTTAGCATACGGATTTGCGACTTGTTATTCACTCACATCTATTGGTACTACACCTATTAAACCTTCTGGTAGTGGTTGTACAGATTTTACTCATACTTTTGGATATTGTCCAGCGTTGACTTCTATACCTACAGATTTATTTAGATATCACACATACAATACAAGCTTTGCTGAAACTTTTGTTTATAATCAAAGTTTGGTTTCAGTACCAGCAGATTTGTTTAGATATAATACATTAGTTACAACATTTAAATCTGTTTTTGATAATTGTCCTTCGCTGATTAATTTACCAAATAGTTTATTTAGATATAATACACTCGTTACTACTTTTGGATTGTGTTTCTCTCAATGTGGTCCAAATTTGATTATACCACAAGATTTATTTTGGTATAATCCGTTAGTTACGAGTTTTAGATACGCTTTCCAATACGGACAAGCAACGTTAAATTCTACTATATTTAGTCCAACTGGAGAAACATCTAGTAGATTTTTAAATCAGTCAGTAGATTTCTACCGATGTTTTATCACTTTTGACTTTAACGGAACACAAGGTACTGCACCAGAACTTTGGAACTACAATTACGGAACAGGTACACCGACATCTACACAGTGTTTTGCTGGAACTGGAAACAGCACATTGAGTTTAACAAATTATACATCAATACCAATAGAATGGAAATAAAAAAGATAAAATATAAAGAATGTCACTAACACTACATACACAACCAATTGGAATTTGTTATTCGAGAACACCGATTATGTATAGATATTCAGGCTGTGAACTTGATAACTTTTATAATTTTTACTTTTATATCACAACAGGAACATCTACTTCATTCTATAATATACACATCAGTATAAATAGACAGGTTGATATGCAGTCGGGTTTAACTTTTGATGTTTCAAGTATTCTTTCAGATTATATAGAAAACAATCTTGATTACACAAATGAAAATATAATATACTTTAAATCAGTACTTTATGAATACGGTACTGGTAATACTTTCATTCAAACAATAGAAAGTGATGCAGCATTAGCCACACTTGGATATGTGTTCACACAACCAAATACACTTATTAAAACAGCAGCAGTAAAACAAGTTGATTTTTCAACAAATGATTTAGATGCTTTTGATTATCGTGGCGGTTCGAGTGAATATGAAATCTCTGATGTTGCATACGCTTCAAGAGAACTTGCACTGATGGGAACATTCGTATCAGGTACAACAGGTCACACATATGCTTATGGTGGGTATGTTGTTTTGCGTGATAAAAATGATATATACAACAGAGCTATAAAAATGTTAACACTCGCTGTTACATTTGATTATCCTACATACGCTCAATGTGAGAGTGATGGTGGAGAAGCACTTATAGATAACTTCACAGGTGGTTTAAATGAATATCCTGATTATCAAGCGTCTATAATACCACACACAAATAGAAATGCTGCACTTTACGGTGATTTTTCTGACATATTTGCTGGTTATCGTATATACACTGGTCTTACAGACGGTACATATTATGTAGCTGACCGTGATAAAAATGACACAGATAATG